GCTCAGCGCCCCCGCGTGGCCTTGGACCCCCTGGGGAGGGACCCAAACCGCCTACCGATCAACCGACCTAAACCGGCACAGCCGCCAGAACGCCTATTCGCACACCTTTCAATACGTCTAATCGCACACATATAAAGGCACCTATCCGCACACCTATAAGAACGCCCCACAGCACACCCGTGTCGCACGCCTCACCGCACACCGGCCTAGCAGGCCACCCCATAGGCCAGGCACCACAGCCAATCCACCTACCCGCACACCGTACCTAGCAGGCCACCCCCAGGCATGGGCTCACACCACAGCCGCCACCCCGCCCAGCTACCCACAGCCTGGCGCCCCCAGGATCCACCCCCAGCGACACGGCACCAGGTCAAACCGCCCAGCCCAAACCGGCCACCCACAGCCAAGCCCCCGACAGGATCGGCGAATATGCGCAATGCGTATACTGTTTAAACGGCCTGGCACGGCCTTTTTAGAAGTGAAACCAAAACCCGCTACCTTGGCATGGATTAGCGGCGATTCGATCTAGCAGGTAGGCGCCAGCGCCTAGAAACGGCCATTCAAAACCCTGGCCATGGGCAAACATTCCAAACGGGCACAAAAAAGCCCGCTTTACGCGGGCATTGGGTAGGCGGGTAGGCGTATCAATCGCTAAGCGCTTCGCCCAGCTTTGCATTGGCCAGGCGGGCGTTAGCACTCCACCCACAAGCCTGCAGGTCACGCCGAAAAGCTTCGATCCAATCGCGCACTTGCTTGCGACCGTGGACGTGGCGCAGCTTGAACCGGTGGCCGATCACGCGCCGGTATTGGTAGATTTGCGGCGCCATGGTTTTGCAGACGTTGAGCGGGAAAAGGTACTCACCACGGGCAACGTCTTTTCGGTAGACGGGATAGAAATTCATGCTGGCAGCCCGAACGTGTACACGAGAAAATCGCGATTGTAGAAACGGACGCCGGTATCCGTTTTCACGGTACGACAATCGGCGATGCTCCCCAGGTCGGAAGGTGCCAGCGCCTGGCCACGTTGCGCCCAATGCCCGGAGATTTTGCCGGCCTTGTCTACGGTCACGCTGTCGAAGGCATAGCGGTTTTTGTAGGCCTTGCGGGCGTAGGTTTTGATCGACAGTAGTTTGCTCACAGCGCATACCCCTTTTGCAGATTGGCGTGGTAGTCACGCATGGCCGACAGCACACGTTCGGTCACGTCGGTATCAAGGTCACTATCCGCGAAAAATTCAACCTGGCCACCCCGACGGGCGACGATACCGAGAGACGGTTTGTCACGGCGGTTATAGACCAGCTCAAACCCCATACCGCGACGGGCGCCAGGCTTGTGCGCCTTTTCGATAGCCCGCGCCACGGCGGCCTTGATACGGGCGCAATAGCTGGGCGTGAAACTGGTGGATGCGAGCGCCATGGGATTAATCCTCAAACCCAAAATTGGCTTTTTCTTCGTCCGTCATACGGTCAAAGCAAAGGCCGAAAAGGTCGCCGTCATGATGCAACGTGTAGCGGTTCCCGCCTTCGTCGGTATACGCGGCATTGTCGAGAACCCACGCCCACGCTTCCCAATACCACTCACAATCGGGGTTTGCCGCGTCTTCCCAGCGCTGGCGATTTTCGGCGGTCAATCCCCAGGTCGCGCAGTGCGCCAGGTCGATTTGTCCGTCTGCGCCACACAGGAAATCACGCGGGATAAAACGGCCACGCGCAGAATCACGGATAAGGGTTACCGCTTCGATTTTTTTGGTTTGCATGATCATCACTCCTTACAGGCCACGGGCGTGCGCATGGGCGGCACGACGGAAATTCAGCGCAGAACGTACCGCTTCACGGGCGGCCAGGTCGTAACCCTGCGCTTTGCAGTCGCGCGCTTCTTGGATCATCGCCTTGGCTTTGCCCAGGTATTCAGCAAACACGGAAACCGGCTTAGGTCTGAAGAACGAAACCACGCGGCCAATCATGCGAGCGGCGAAACCTTTTTTCGGGGTTGGCGGGGTAAGGTCTACGGCGGCGTAAACCATGGTGCTAACGTCTTTGCCGATGAAATTGTTTTTCTCGACAACGTAAAAGCTTGGGCGCGGACCTTGGCGCCATACGGCCACCATAATCACGCGGCCTTTCGCGTTTACGACTGGTGCGCTGGCGCCATTCTGGGAGCGGGCGTGCGCACCACGGATTTTGGCTTGCATGGTCGGGTGAGAGAAATTGCGAGCGGTCAAACGTGACATGGCGGGAATCTCCTTAGCTGGTGAAACGAACTTTACCGACACCCGCCGTAGGTGTCAAACACTTTCCTCATCGGGATACAGCGGCTTGAGCGCCCCAAGCATTGCCGTGAAAGCGCAAAGCCCCGTCAAGGTGTGACCACTGTCGATAAGCCAGGCGCCACCCGACAGGCCGCCCAGGATGATCACCAGCGCAGCTGCCAGGCGTAACCACGGATGGAAAACAGGGGTTTGCCGTTTCACAGTTCCACCCCCGAGCGCTCAAACTCCACCAGGGTACGACAGCCAAGTTTTTGCACGGGCGCCAGCGGCAAGGCGTCAAGGCCTGCGCGCATAGCCTTTTTCTGGTCCAGGCAATCCGACAATGCGGCGTCACCTTCGAACGTGTCCAGCTGCAGAACTTGCGAGTTTGTGCAAGCCTGGCCGTCGAAGCACAGCACGAGCCACAAGAAAAGTGGTTTTACAGCGGCTGCAGAAATCATTGGGTAGCCTCCTTTCCTGCAGGCCTGGCGCCTCGGATGAATTCGCGCCCCACGGCGGCATTAAGCGCTGCAAAGAATTCACGGAACATCGGATTGCCGTCGACAAGCCAGGAATTCACATATCGGGCTTGATCCACCTTCAAAGGCTTATTCAGCACTGCGCGCACCGTGATAGCTTCGATATGCCGCGCAGCCTGGACACGGAAAAGCGCCAGGTTTGCATCGTCGTATTTGTAGCAAGTAATGACTTTGCGTGTTTTAACCACGTCCGGCGACATCGCCACTTCGCGGCATTTTTCAATTTGTTCGGCGGTCAAAGTGAGCCCGTCGATTTTGATTTTATCGGCCATGGCTCAAACCCCCTTGATATGCGCAGTCAAGGCGCGCGCAGCGTCTTTTTCATCATTGGTGAAAAGCCAATTTACCGCATCGTTCACGCTGTCGAATTCGCGCAGCCGCTTTTCCGATTCATCCGAAAGCATGACTTTTGCCGTGCCTTGCCAGGCGTGCCAGCGGCCATGGGTGAAGGCGCGAAGCGCTGGCGTGGGTTCGGTAGACTGGCAGTCGTCGCATTTGCCGATTTGCCCCGGTTCAAGTTCGGCGTTGCACTGGTCGCAAACTTCCGGGGTTTCGTCTTCCATGCCTTCCGGCCAGTCAATGCTCACACCCAAAGCACACGCCATTTCTTCAGCCATACGCTTTGCTTCGATCTGGTGATAATCGCCGAACGTTTCGAGCCCCCACAGTGAATCGCTAACAGTGGTTTCGTTCCCGTCGTCGTCCAACAAAGTCACGATAGCGCCGACGTATCGCCATTCGTCATTGCACCATGCGCGCAGATACTCGAAATCAGATAGCGCAGCCTTGGCGGCCTGCTGTCGTTTCGTTTCGGTGCCGTCGTTATATGGCGCGGCATCCCAACCATCACGACGGGCAATGAGGCACGCTTCGGCGAAATCATAGAAACGTTTCGAGCCACGATCTGTATTAAGGATCATCTCCCCCGGGCGTTTGTCGCGGCTTTCCCAACCCGAAACTGGCCCATGACCGTCGGAATTTTCCCACGGTGCGCCTTGATCGTGGTCGTCTTCAAAACGGACCGCAAAAGTCAGATCACGACCACCAACATTGAATTGAATGTTTTGCATGGGGGAATCTCCAAAAATAGGGCGGTCGACTTAGATTGCTTGGATCACGGTGTAACCCAGCTTTTCCAGACGGCTAAGGCCTGATTCCAGGTAGCACGAGCCGTAAAAGCCGCGTTCCCGATCATCCTGGCACGACCGATAGTTGGTGAGGAACGCGCCAATTTTTGCAGCCTTGTCATTGAACGCCTTGCGCACTTCGTTAGCCGCTTCGACCGTCTCACACTTAGCCGTGGCTTTCTGGTATGCCACTAGCAGGCGCTCGGTTTGGGCATTGCCACGGCTGTGGTCGGCCAGTTGGTGCCCGTCGATCCAAAGCCCCGACAGCGCAGCCGTGTATTTGTCATACCCATAACCGCTGGCGCTGCCTTGTTGGAAACCGAAAAGGTCATAGGTCGCGTGGCTTTCGTGATCCTGGCCATTGCCCCAATCGCGTTTAACCTTGGACGCCTCAACCGCTTTAACGAAAGCCTCGGGCTTGAGTGCGCCGGACTTGATAGCGGCGACACGGCAAGCGTGAATGGCCTTGTCGCCCAGGTTCCACACGTCGACCGAAACGCGGGAATTACCAAAGTGCACGTTAATCGTGGCGACGTGAACGCCTTTTTTGTTGAGGACGATATAGGCGCTAATCGACTTGCCTGCAGCGGTATCGCGAACTTGTACGGCCATGGGTGTATCTCCTTTCGGGTTAGCTGGGCGGCGAAAGCGCTGCCATGGGGTGCACTTTGCCGACACCCGCCGTAGGTGTCAATCCCCCAATCACAAAAAGTTTCGCCACCCCGCCACCAGGCGCCCCAATCTCCCCAATCGCCCAGGCCGCCAGGCGCCCCAATCGCCCAGGCCGCCACCCCGCAAACCCCTTCTTTATACGGCCGCCAGCCCCCAAAAATCAGGCACCACCCCGTTTGCCGATCCAACCCCATCGCCGCTCGATCGCCTACCTGGAGCAGCGGGCCAACCGCTCGCCCTGGAACCTGCGCCGGTACAGATTTTTCTCGCCCTGAAAAGCTGACTGGATTCCCGGCGCCCCGCTGGAAGTTTCGCCCCAGCAACCTGGCCGGATCCCCTCGCCCTGGAAAGCCAGCCGGATTCCCGGTGTCGCCCTGCCCAACCTGGTCGTGTAAAGTCCTGGTCGTCGATTTGCTTCAGCACGCCAGCCCCACCGAAAGGCCGCCCCATCCAGGCGGTCTTTTTTATTGCCTGGTCGAACCGTTTCGCGCCAGCAACCCAACCGGATTCCCGCCCTCTCGCGCCAGCAACCCAGCCGGATCTCGTCTCGTCCGAATGTTTTTAGTTGACACCCGTGGCGTATGTCTTATCATCACCTCGTTCTCAACCAATTAACGGACCAACGAGATGACCAGCAAGACCGCTCGAAGCGCCCCACCGATCCCTGCCACCAAGGCCTCGCCGAAGAAGGCCGCACCGAAAGCCCAGGCCAAGTCGGCCACCGAGCTACCCCTGGAGTCGGCAGCCCTGCCCGCCGCCCGCCGCGCCAATCCGATCGCCTTCACCCAGCAGGTCATCGCCCTGGACATCGGCGAGACCGCCTGCCGGGCCAACCGCCTGCCGGCTGCCACCACGGTGCACGCGGACATTATCGCGGCCAAGGGCAAGCTGCGCGACACCATCGGCGGCCAGATCGCCAAGGTCAAAGCGAAGCCCGAGTGCACCGGCCGCACCTTCACCACCAGCATCGGCCACTTCAGTGCCGACGACGGCGACACGCTGGTGGTGCTCACCGTCACCCGTTTGACCTGAACCACCCTGGACCGACAAGGAGCACACCCGCATGAGTAGCACCAAGAAGACACCGTTCACCGTGTCCATTCTGCAGCCGGCCATCGCCGGCCAGCCATCGGTATACCGGCTGCAATACGACGGTCACACCCTGTACCCTGACCTGTACCGCGACTGGATCTCGGCCGCCTACCTGCTCAAGGGCTGCGAGCCAGCCGCCGACACCATCGGCAACTTCGCCGTATGGCGCCAGTGGGCATCGCAGTCGAGTGTCAAGTACGCGCATGACATCGACCAGGCTGCCCGCATATGGGCCGCGGTCGATCCTCATGCTGGAGCCAAGCAGGCTGCCGATGATGTGAAAGCCGTCATGGGGCCGGCACCTGAGCGCCACCCGGTGCAGCTGGTCGTCAAGATCAGCCATGACAAGTGTGACCCCAAGCCGATCACGCTGTTTGTCGAGGACCTTCGCCCCGAAGCCAAAGCGACTTGCCGACAGCTCGACCCGAACATCCACGACGACATCGAGATGGCGATTTATTGCCTGAAGTCCAAGGGGCTGTGCTGTTCTCCGATGTACAAGGTGCAGGCCGACGGATTCAAGCTGCTTAACGAGTGGTATGGCCAGGCCGAATCCCAGGTTGAGGATCTGGTGCTGCTGAGCTGGTGGGAATCCGTGTTGCCGCCCGACGTGGCTGCCCCCGAGCCCGTGCAGTCGTCCCGCTCGCGCATCGGCCAGATCCTCGATCGCTTCACCCAGTCGGTAAGCGAGGCCACGATCAGCGGCCAGACCCTGGTGGTGCAGAACCTGACCGAGCTGCAGCAGCAACTGGCCGACCTGGTCGAGACCCTGATCACCGAGCGCATCGGCCAGCAGCAGGTCCTCAAGGCGCGCGGCGCCACCGTGCTCGACTGCCACCAGCTGGGCCTGCTGAGCGACGACGACATGGCCAACCACATGGCCGACTGCCTGATGGTCATCCTGGGCAAGCCGGTTGGCGCCAAGGCTGCCAAGGCTGTGATCCTCGCCGCAGCGGGCCATGTTCGCGACGAGCCACCGATCGACTTCAACCAGGACGTGATCCTGCAGCCACCGCCACGCGAGGTCACCAACATCGGCTGGGAGAAGCCTGTGCGCGTCAGCTTCGATGGTGCCGAAGGTCAGGGTCGCGTATGGCTTCACGTCGACCATGAGCATGACGAAGACGAGCCGGCTATCGCCGTCCCAGGCGTCGACAACGCAAGGCACCTGGCCAAGCTGCTCAACGCCTGGGCCGATGACTACAACCCAAAGTCGGAGCAACCGCAATGACCCTTACCGTTACATGCTTCATCCCGCCAAACGGGCACCAGAACGTCGTCGAGATCCCCAATGTCTACCCGGATGACGAGGCCTTCTTCAAGAAGTACGGCATCAAGGTCAGCATGGAAGATCTGAGCTTGGGCGGCGTGGCCGTCTATGCGGACACCGGCAAGGTCACCGACCGCGAACCGGATGAGCTGATGGTTATCTCGGGCCAGCGGTCTTGCCATGACACGCTTAAGGCTCTGCGCCAGGAATGTGAGAAGCGCTTCGACCTGGAGGGTTGGCCAGATGAAACTCGGTAAACCACGCATCGTCGACACCGCCAATTTCCCCGAGCGCAAGGTCGTGAAGGTCAAGCACGTTCGCCCCGGTAGCTTGGCCGCGCAGTTCGGCACCAAGTATTACCTTTGGCTTGAGTGCGGGCACATGGTCGGCTGCAAGACGTCGCCACCAGAAACGGCCAAGTGCCTGAAGTGTGAAAACAACGAACCTGTGGATCGAGGGACCACCCTTTGCCCGTGCTGCGGCCATGCCCTGCACTTCCACCAGTTCCAGGGTATGCGGCTGGTAACCGAGGAGAATGGCCAGCGTGTTTACACCGCGCGCTGCCCTTCGACCCACAAGTATTTCAAGGTGCAGGCGTGAAGGTCGTCGTGCTTGGTATCGGCGGCAACCCAGCCATGCGCATCGGTATGGCACTCGCCGCGTTAGGCCGTAGCGTCGTTTTCCGTGCACCATCCGACATCGGGATGGGTAAGTCCGACCGCAACCTGCAGCTGGAGGAACTGCGCGGGCACCTAGAACACGTCGGGCCGCTGACCATGTCAGAGCTGAATCGGCCGCAGCTATTGCCGCCCAGCGACGACCCATTCAAACCATGCCGCCGCTCCAAGGGGGAGAAGGCGCGCAACCGCAAACAGCGAAGGGGGTAACCGTTGAGCAAGGGACCGCATATCGCAACCATCAGCCGCCAGGAGATCGTCCAGATCGCCGAGACCCGGGCCTTCTATGTCTCGCGCTACAGCTGGTCACACACCCGGCTGCGCAAGATCACCCGGCGCATGATGAAGGATGGGCTGCTGACCCTGGTGGCCAGCCCGAAGGACGGCTTCTACTACCGGACGCCTGCAGCGGCCGAGCGTGAGGCTAAGAAGCAGTTCAACCTGCAGCCTGACCCGGTGGTGCTATGAGCCGAACGATCTACGTTGTAACCGATCGCGGCGACCTGGCCAGTGAGTGCCACGGGGTGTTCAACCTTAACTTCGACGGTATGGACGTGCTTTTCGCCATTGCTACGCGCCCTGACCTCAACCGGATCTGCGTGGTCGAGTATGCCAGTGGCAACCGCTGGGCCATCCCGCTGGAATACGACCTGGCCCAGGTGACTACCGACTACCCGGCGATCGAGGCGGATGTCATCGCCAAGATCAAAGCCGACGCCGTGCTGCGGGGTGGCGACAAGGTCGTAGCCGAGGCCATCCGCGACAAACAGAAACGCTTCAAGACCAACGAAATAGACTTCTAACCGCAAGGACCAACGCAATGACCAAACGTAAAGACCAACGCACCATGGACCTGCTGTCCTCGATGAACCAGCAGCAGATGCAGCAGTTCATGGCGGCCAACCTGCTGGCCATCGGCGTGATCATGAAGAAGCACGGCCTGGCCGAGATCGAGATCAGCCCGACTGACTACGCGCTGCTGGAGCAGGGCGAGACCCTGACGCCGATCCCCACCGTCGAGGGCGGCATGATCTACCGCTTCGAGAAGGCCCCGCTGCCGCTGGCCAAGCGTGAGGTGCCGGCGTCGTTGTATGCCGAGTACAAGTCGGCCGTGTCGACCAGCACCACCGTCGAGTCGGCCTGGACGCCAGCCGGAAAAACCAACGCTGCAGGCTGGTATCACACAACCGGCAAGGGCGAGTCACTGATCCAGAAGATGTACTTCGACGGCCAAAGCTGGAGCAAGCGCAACGACGACGGCGAGATGGTCTTCGTCGATCGCCCATTCCAGGTTCGCCGCCTGTCCCGCCAGGATGATCAGTGATCAGCTCTGACATCGACCTATCCATCACCGTGGTTGTCAGTCTGATCACGGTGTACGGCTACTTCTGGTGGCTGTTCAACAAATAAGGACATCCCATGTTCAAAGCAATGCTGCTGTACCGCATCACCAACGCCGCTCACATCGAGACCTTGAACAGCTGGTCGAAGCTGAGCGAGTGCCTGGAGGAGTACCCCGAGTTCGAGCCAACCGGTTCGCAGTGGCGCGGCCTGGGCTTCGGCCCGTTCGCCCCTACCGTCAGCGAGGAGCTGGTGTGGAACGGCGCCGAAGGCGTCAACCTGTTCAGCCTGAAGGTGCACGAGCGCAACCTTACCGCCGCGACCATCCGCGAGCACGTCATCAAGAAGGTCATCGCCCTGGAAGAACGGGAAGGCCGCAAGGTCTATCGCAAGGAGGCCGCCGAGATCAAGGACGTGGTCGTGGCCGAGTTGCTGCCCAAGGCCTTCCTGAAGCACAAGGTGGTCAATGCCCTGGTGATCGGCAACCTGCTGGTGGTCGGCGCCAGCACCGCCAAGCTGGCCGAGGACTTCCTGTGCAAGCTGCGTGACGCGATGGGCAGTCTGGCCGTGCGGCCGCTGACCACCAAGCTGCCACCGCAGCAGTGGCTGGGCGACCTGATGCGCAAGGGTAAGGCCGAGGGCCTGGCCACCTGTGCGTTCGCCAAGCTGGTCAACGAGTCGAAGGATACCGTGTCCTTCAACGGCGTGGACCTGAGCGAGGACGAGCCTCAGCGCTACCTGGAGGACGGCTTCCGGGTCAAAGAGCTGGGCGTCATCATGGGCAGCGAGATGGCCTTCAAGCTGACCGAGACCCTGATCTTCAAGGGCATCAAGTTCAGCGACATGCTGCTGGGCGGTGCCCGGGCCGACGCCGATGGCGACCCCGCAGCACTGATCGACGCCGACATCATCCTGATGACCGCGGCCATCCGCCAGCTGCTGTCGTGCCTGAACAACATTGCCGGCGAGGACATCCCCGAGATCACCCAGCCCGAGGAAGGTCTGCGGATCACCCATATCAACAACACGCCGCTGGAAGACCTGCTGGCCATGTCCGATCCCGAGGCAGCCCTGCGCAGCCTGCAGGAGCAGTTCGGCGGTGCCCACGGCGACGGCATGAGCGATCTGGCCGAAGACGACGAACCCGCAACCGAGGACGAGGACTTCTGACCCATGGATGACATCAAGCTAGACGAAGGCGTGGCCGTTGTGCCGGCTCGCCGATCCCGCGCCATGGAAGACCCGCGAGCCGCCCAGCTTCTGGCCATGGACATCGACACCGGCAGGAACAGCTTCTACCGGGAAGGCCAGACCAAGAAGGACGTGCGCAGCCTGATCGCCCTGGGCCGCCGCATCGGTGTGTACCTGATCGCCCGCGAGTTCGCTGCAGGGACTGACGAGCTCAACGACGAGGCCGGTGTGCGCCTGTGGCGGGTGAGCAAGGACAAGGCGGTGCGCAAGGCCAGGGTCGAAGAAGACCTGTAACACGGCGTCACGGAAAGGGCTCGCTTCGGCGGGCCTTTTTCTTGTTGACACCCGCAAAGGGTTTAACTAAAGTGCGACTAACTGCACAGGAGATTCACCGCTATGCCACAGTCGATCATCGTCCACGGGCCACAGGCCTGCGGCAAGACCCGCAACGCCCAGGCGCTGATGCGCAAGTACGGCCTCAAGCGCGTCATCGAGCTGGACAACATGACGCCGACCCCCAGCGTGCTGCCGGCCAACAATGCGCTGGTGCTGAGCGCCAAGCCGCTGGAGGCCCTGCAGGAATACGGCCTGACCATCATCCCGTTCAGCGGCGCCATCCGGGGGATCAGCTCGTGAGTGACAAGCCGAAAAAGATCCTGATCGACATCACTCCGAAAACCGGGGCAAACGACATTGACCGCTACCTGGGCCTTACCGACAAGCCGGCCAAGATCGTAGCCTTTGACGAAGCTACTCCATTCAAGCGGACGTTCATCAAGCCGTCGACCCGCCAGCATTGGCCATGCACAGGCCGACCCGAATGGCTGAAGGACGACATGCTTCGCTTTCCGGTGACACCTGCCCAGGCCTGCGAAGTGCTGCATTCCGCCGCGCATGACTCTAAGCTCCCCGACCCCGGCGAGAACCTGCGCCGGCTGTTCGCCGAGCTGGCCGACAAGTACCGCCACGAGGTGCGCGAGCTGGAAGCCGACATCGTCCTGTCAGCGGTCGAGCTATATGGCGTCGACATCCGCCAGCTGCACCAGCAGATCCACCCCGACCGAACCGTCTACCTGGTGGCCGGCAAGCCCCTTGTAGCGGTATGGCGGCCAAGCCTCATAAACGGCGAGACCTTTACACCGCATCGCTGGATGGACGTTGAGCCAGGCCCAATGCGGTTCGGCATGAAATACAAGCTGCTGTACACACCCGAAACCAAAAGCTGAGACACGAAACCATGGAAATAACCAACAACCTGCTGGACAAGAAGCTGGGCGAGACCATCGGCCATCTTGAGAAATTCGTCGCAGCCGGCGCCAACCCCAAGGCGCTGCAGCCAATGCTCGAAACGGTGCGAGCTGCGAAACGCCGCCTGACCCAATTCCGCGCCGATGGGCCGGACAAGCTGACCAGCCGCGACGAGATCGCGCTGCGCCTGCTGCCGATGATCGCCAAGACCGAAGACATCGAAAGCATGGATTGGTGGAAGGCCGCTATCCAGGAAGCATTCATGGCCGCCGACGTGTTCCTCGACGTTCGTGGCGATGACTTCGCCGGGGAGTTCATGGGATGACCCAGCCAGTGCACACCTTCGACGCGGCCATGCAGCGCATACGTCAGCTGGAAGACGAGCTCAAGCTGGCCAACCGGCTGATCCCGAAGTGGCAGTCGATGGACACCGCCCCGGTAGACCGGCGCATCCTGCTGCTGCACCCCACGGCGAACGGCATGATGGCCGTCGACATCGGTCGCTGGGACGACCAGGCGTACCACCGGGCGCCAAAGCCTTACTGGCGTTACGAGGGTAGGGTCACAGCCAGCGTGCACTTCTGCCGAACGTTCCCACCCACCGGTTGGATGGCCCTTCCGCAATGACGCCCGACTGCCACTACTGCGACGACACACGGCAGGTCGGTGGCGATCTTCCGTGGGGCTCGCCCTACCCCGTCCTGGACTGCCCGTATTGCGTGGTGCAGATCCAGGACCTGTTCGATGTGCCGGCTCAGCCCGATGTAGTGCCCGAGCCGGTCGACGAGGACTTCTGAAATGCTGAAACCCTACTATGTGATCGTGACCGGTGGGCGTCGTTACGGCGACCAGATCCGTGTAAACACCGAGCTGAATGAGGTGCGCCTGTCGGTGCCAAACGACCAGACCCTGGTGATCGTTCAGGGCGATGCGCGTGGTGCAGACTACCTTGCTAAGGAGTGGGCATCGACCATGGGCCTGCCGTACTTCAGCTTCCCCGCTCAGTGGAACAAGCTGGGGCCAGGCGCCGGCCACATCCGCAACCGTGAGATGCTGGAGGCTATACCGATCCAGCGTGTGATCGCCTTCCCGGGTGGCGTTGGAACCGCGAGCATGGTGCAGCTGGCCGAGAAGGCCGGCGTACCAGTGACCGTCATCCCGGGGGAATGCCCGGATGACTAGCCTATTCAGCGCGGTGGCCAAGCTGGAGCGCGAGACCAGCGACCGCTTCCCGGTGCTGTGGATCGAAACGAAGAACATCGGCTGGGCGTTGCGCCAGCTGCGCGAAAGCATACCGACTCGCGGGGAAGGCAGAGAACCCACCATGAACCTGGACCTGGCCACGGCGCTGAAAGCCGGACGGATCCGCATCGGCAACACAACCATCAAGGTGAAGCAATGAACCCGACTATCGACAACACCCCCATCCCGCTGACCGGTGACATCGAACTGCAGGACGGCCGCATCGTACCTGGCGCCGACGTGTTCGAGCTGCTGGAACTGCTCAACGGCCCACGGCGTGCCCGCCACATGTGCATCAGCAAGGGCCACCTGCAGGAACTGACCGGTAAGCTGCTGGTCGAGAACCGTCTGCTGGAGAAGCAGGTCGCCCGGGTAACCGCCGAGCTTAATGAGTTGAAGCGCCTGGCCCGAACCACCAGCATCACGGTCGAGGCGGCCGACTTGCCCAAGATGACCGACGAGGAGATGGTCAACTTCGAGAAGATGATACGCGGCAACGGGGGTGAGGTCGTCAACCGGATCGGCATCCGTAGCACCTTGGCCAGCGGCTGATGGACTACCGCGAGCTGGAGGACCACGAGCCCTTAGAGCCGGGCGACTGGTGGGTATTCGTGCCTACCGGCCCAGGTGACCACATGACGTTCAGCGCCCCCAACTGGTTCATCCACCCGACCCTCGGGCGATGCTTCCGCCTCGATGCCAAGGGCGCCGCCTGGTTCAACGACCTGATCGATCGCCCCGAGGTGACGGTCTACCGGGAATATTTCGAGGACTTTTAAACGTTAGTTGTTGACACCCTCCTCGGGTTTATCTAAAGTTCGTTCCACAGCACGAATTTGAACCCGAGGAGCCTTCCCGATGCAATACCTCGATACCCAAGACTTCCGCCGGTTGAGCGCCCCGCAGTACCAGGGTTTCCTCGATCGTGTGTTCGCCATCACCGAGAGCCTGCGCCGATTCACCGACATGGGTTTCTCCGATAAGCGCAACCCGGAAAATATCGACGCCCATATCTGTCGAAGCGCTTCGGTGGATGTTCTGTACGAGCACTACCCGGTTGGCTCGGTGTTCGATTACCACGGCGTCACTGCGATGGTCGTCAGCGTCAGCGTTGTTGACGATAACCGGATCGGGCCTCGCGACTGGCTTAACTGGAAAGTAACCGCAGCGCTGAAGGTCGGCGACGCCATCGAACACATCACCATTTCTCATGCACTCGCATTGGCGCTGATCTGGCGTCGCTACAACCTAGAGGACACCCCGCAATGATCTGGAACCGTCTCGCCCGCCTGCTCTCCAAGCCGGCCATCGCCAACTGGCTGATCCGCCGCGCGATGAAGCACCCCTACCTGCACCTGCCGTCCAACCAGGACCCGTCGTACATGGCGCGCTACTGGCTGTTCAACCCGTATGACCGGGTGACCAACAAGCCGCGCTGGTTCTTCTGCCCATGGTCGATCCGCATCCACCACATCAAGCGCGAGGACTACGACCGGGCCCTGCACGATCACCCGTGGAACGCCCGCACCATCATCCTGAAGGGCTGGTACACCGAGAAGCGCTTGCTGGCGGCCGACGATCCTGCCGTGGTTCAGCTGCTGGCCAGCCTGCCGTACAAGCCGCAAGGTCAATTCGAGGCCACCGAGATCAAGCTGCGCCAGCCGGGCGACACGGCCAAGCTAGGCTTCGGCGAGTACCACACCATCACCGACGTGCACGACGATGGCGCCTGGACGATGTTCATCAGCGGCCCATGGCAAGGCGTGTGGGGCTTCCTGGTTAACGGTGCCAAGATCCCGTGGCGTGAGTACCTGGGCATCCCGGCCAAGGGGGATCTGGACGACGCCAAGCCGGCGAACAAAGGCCCGGTGCCGTTGGGCTCGGACCGCATCGACTGGACCGAGGGCGACCGCCACCTGCAGTACAAGTGCGACACCTACACGCCGGTCATCATCGACCCGGTCGACGCTCGCGCCAACCTGCAGGCGATCGAGGAGCGGCTGAGCCCTGCCCAGCGTGCCAGCCTGGACTACTGGCGGGCATACATGGATCAGGACGCCGAGTATTGCGGCACCTGCAAGGGCTACGGCAAGTATCAGGATGGTGACAGCGGCACCGAGGCCGACGGCTACGCGCCCAACATCGTCGAGTGTGACTGCGCCGACAGCGAGCGTATGCCGCAATTCCGCCGCACCGCATCGGCGGCAAGGCTTCGCGCTAGCTTGCTGGAAATGGGCATCGACCCTGACCAGGCCGGGCCGGGGCAATACTCGACACTGCGTCACGTCATGACTGTCAAGGGGCAAGACCAATGAACGAAAAAATGCAATGGCCTGATATCGTAAAGCTGGTCAACGAAGTGCTGGGTTGCGAGGCACACGTCTACCCGTGCGAGCGTGGGTCTATCGGCCACGAGATGACCGGGATCAACTTCAACTCGCTGGCCCGCATTATCGACCGCGTGCAAAGCCAGAATATGCAAGTGACCTCGACGGTTACGCCGACACTTGAGGCGCTTAAAACGATCGAGGGCCTGCAGGACAAATACGGCCAGGCTCGCCACGTCGCGCTGGAGCTGTCCGGCGTTATGCGTGAGTACATCGACTTGCCCTATAACGGGCTGCGCCAGCAACTGCTGAAGACGCTTGATCGCTACCAGGCTCGCTTGGAGGGCCTGCGCAAAGATCACTTCGAGGATCTGGCCAAGCCTATCGCGTTACCCGACCGAAAGGATGTGACAACCGCGAGCTATACCGCCTGCTTGCAAAATGATGGGTGGAACAATTGCCTTGACGAAATAACCAAGATCAACGCAATCCAACCTAAGGCCAACCCTGCCGTCGTGCAAATGCGCGAGGCCATGGAGCGCCGGGCGGCCCGCCAGCAGATCGCCGAGCTGCACATCGGTGAGGCGTGGCTGACCGTAACCTACAGCGGCCTCAAGTGGTATCACTGGAACATGGCCGGCATGGGTCCGACCCCTTTGTCGATCGAGGAGTTCGACGAGATCCTGGCCAAGGAGCTGGCGCCATGCTGACCGACCGTATCAAAAACGACCCGCGCATGGCCGCACTGGTCAAGCGCTACCCGCAGATGCTCAAGTGCACCAACATCATCCACTGCGGCGGTGACGCGAAAAGCCACTACGAGGCCGAGGTGCGCCAGCTGAAGATCTGGGTGGAATTCGTGGGTCGCGATGACCCGTGGATGGACCCGGGCATGCTGCCGCCCCAGCGTGTTCTGTACGACATGCACCTGCGCATCATCCAGGCCGAGCGGGAGCTGTTCGAGTCGGCCATGGACATCGGCGGTCCCGATGCGCTGCAGTGCCACCACGCCGACTCGCCGTCGGTCTATGTCAACTACCGGGTGCAGTACATGTGGGCCACCTGGCTCGCCGCGCGCCTGGGATTCACGGGAGTGTTCAAGTAATGGCCAAGATCGTAAACACAGACAACTTCGGCGGGGATTACCCCAACGAGAAGTTCGTCACTGGGTTGCCCAACCTGCCCGAGGAGCGGCTGCAGCTGATCGCCGATGTGATCAACGCGCAGACCGGGCCCGATGCGCCACGCTTCTACAAGGTGGTGCCGGATGACTACGAGCTGCAGCCGGGGTTCGAGCCATGACCACAAAGTCGAAACCCATTTTCACCCGTGACGAGGTTGCCATCCTCGACTGGGTAATCGCGCAGGCAGCCAGCTGGGCGGGCGGTATACCTGACGCCGATGCGCGCGAGACCCACCGCGAGCGTATCCGCCATGCCAAGACCGTGCTGGGCAAGGTCAAGGGGCTGCGCCAATGAGGGCTAAAACCGAGGCGCGCACCGCCTACATCGTCGCCAAGCAGCCGATCAGCGCCAACCCGTACCCCGTCGGCACCGTGAACCACAAATACTGGCGCGCGGCTTGGCTCAAGACCCACCGGGAATGCCGCGACATCTGCGGGGTGTATCAGCCCCAAGGGCGTGACGCATGACGGCTCGGGTACTCGACCCCTGCTGTGGCGGCCGCATGATGTGGTTCGACCGGGAGAACCCCGACGCCGTGTTTGGTGACAAGCGCCACGAGGTTCTGACCGTCACCGACCGCTCGCACGGAAAGGAAGACGGCCAGCGGGTGTTGCGCATCGAGCCTGATGTGGTCATGGATTTCACCGCGATGCCGTACCCCGATGGGTCGTTCAACCTGGTGGCGTTTGATCCGCCACACTTGACGAACGCCGGGCCGAAAAGCTGGCTGGCCGCCAAGTACGGAAAGCTGGTGGGGGACTGGCGCGAGGAGCTGCGATTGGGCTTCGCTGAATGCTTCAGGGTGCTGGCCGACAATGGCGTGCTGGTTTTCAAGTGGAACGAAACGCAGGTCAAGGTCGCTGAGGTCCTGGAACTGTGCGAAGTGGCCCCGCTGTTCGGCCACCCAAGCGGACGCCAAGGCCTGACCCATTGGCTGGTGTTCATCAAACCGAGGGACATGCTGTGAGAAAACGCGAAACCGGCTGCAAGGCCCGCCAGCACAGCGACCAGATGCTCTGCGAGTGTGGGCTGGGGTGGGACATGAACGACCCCGATCCACCCGAGTGCCTGAAGCGCGTGGTGGGCCGCCAGGCGATCGAATCGGCCCGGGAGATACTGACGGCGCCCTTGCGGATATTGTCGCGCAAGAAGCAGCTGCTGAGCCTGCAGGAGATGCCGTTGCGCTGGCTGCCGGCCGACACGCTGAAGGCCGGGCTGCACACCGTGACCTGGGCCAGCCTGCCCGACGCCAGTTACGTGACGATCGATGTGCTGCGAGGCCGTGAGGGTGAAGTCGGTCGGCAATATCGGTTCTACGGCGATACCGGAGAGCTGCTGCTGGAAGTGCGGCGTGTTCCAACCGGCCTGTACCAATTCATTTACCGCTACCCCGATGGAGAATGGACCCATGAGTAACACCACCAACTGCAAGCACGAATGGACCGACGATGGTCAGTGGCTGCAGGTTTGCACCCTGTGCGGCAGGCAGGAAGACCACGACCCGAAGTGGCGCGATATGGACACGGCTCCACGCGACGGCACCCTGCTGCGCCTGCTCGTTGAGTTCGATGAGCACTCGACCGAGGACTCGGATCACGCACCGACCATCGGCGCCAACAACTTCGACCATGACGGCCTGGACGAATGGAAGTTCGCCGGCTGGTGCTGGACTCACGACCACTTCACCGAAGGCAAGGGCACGCCGATTGGCTGGCTGCCGCTGATGAACGATCCTGTGGTCATTACCCCATACAGCCCGGCCGAGCACCTGCATGGTAACTACGGGGCGCTGAAGAACCACTGCATCGCTGCGATCAAGGCATCCGGCATACCGGTCGACGACTGTTCGTTTGATGGTCCCGACTTGTTCGCGCTGATGATCGACCTGACCAAAAAGATTGACGAGCTTCGCCTGCAATGCGGCGGTATGCAAATGGAACTCGAGGAATGCGTGGCGATGGCTGAGATGATCGAGGAACACGAATGGGCAGAGCATGTAGGAACTGGCACCGTATCCAAGCGCGTAGAGGTCGCATTCACTCAGCTGCACAACGACATTAACGAAGAACGCGAAAAGCGCACCAACCTGGCCAAGCGAGTGATGGGCTACTTTGGGGACCCATCGTGGAAAAACCCGGAAGGCTGCACGCTGTGGAATATGCTGCGCAAAGCGGAAGCCGGCCAGTGACCGATCAACCTGTAGACGACCTCCATGCGCTGCTGGTTCTGGTCCTCATCGACCGGTTCCACAGCTACTGGAAGAACCCCAAGGTGATGAAGCGGGCATACCGTCGGCTGGAAGGGCGCGTGCGCCCGGATGGCCGCGGTGTGATCCGCCGCTTCGTCAATGCCAAGAACCCGCATGACCTGACGACCAAGGTGCTGGCCAGCCTGGTCATCGACCCGATCAAGGAACCGACACATGAGCAAGCCCCTAGCGACAACCCGCAACAAGCACGCAACGATGCTGATGCCGCTGAACAGCCTGGACCCGAGCAAGGTGCAGATCGGCCGGCCCCTGCTGAGCGACCTGTCGGCGTGGCTCAGCGTCGACTTCCCGAACGTGACCCTCGGACTGGCCGGTGGGTGCGTGCGGGATCAGCTGCACGGCCGGCACCCGAAGGACATTGACCTGGTAATCGTCGGTGCCCACGAGGCGCAGGTGCAGCAGCTGATCAGCGATGTCAGCGAGTTCTTCGAGGGTGGCTGCCGCTCCAGCCACGAGCTGGCCAAGATCTACGACCGCGACGAGAAGAACGACTACACCGACAAGTTCCCGGGCGACGAGGACCGCTTCCACGCGATCGCCCAGTACGCGCCCATGCACGAGGGCGGCCTGCAGGTGGACGTGCTGATCTACGCCGACCGGATTCAAACCCTGGCCGATGTCACCGACTCCCACGACCACTCGATCAACCAGTTCGTGGCGTGGCTGGATTTACGTGGTGCATTCCAGGCAGCGTATTTAGGTAGTACCCCGGGCTGGGGAACCTGCGTGCAGCTGAGACCCCATGTCACCGAGGAGCGGGTCAAGCGCGTGAAGCAGATCTGCTCCGATCTGGGCTGGACCTACGAGGAGGACTTCTGATGGGCCTTAAACGAGCGGAGAAGAAGGAACTGCGCGACAAGGTCCGCAAGCAGGCGGGCGCGTTCCTCGACAACCTGCAGCTGGCCGTGGACTGGAAGGGCCTGGGCCTGAGCGAGGAGGCGATGGGTTATGCCTGCGGTTACCTGATGTATCTGGCCGACAGCCTGAAGGCCACCCGGGATGGCGACGATGACTAAGGTCTGGAAGGCCGGCGACCAAGGCATCCCGGCTGACGCCGTGTTGGTCGACCGCACCACCAAGTGGGGTAACCCGTTCCGAGCCGGACGGGACGGAAGCCGGGCCGAGGTAATCGCACGCTATGAAAAGTACCTCGGGTGGCATCCCGAACTTACCGGTTCACTGCACGAGCTCGTTGGGCGGGATCTCGTGTGTCATTGCGCGCCCAAAGCGTGCCACGCCGATGTGCTTTTACGGCTGGCCAGCGAGGAGGACTTCTGAATGCACGCTGCACACCTAGAACTGACCAAGTCCCAGGTCATGACCATCACCACATCGCTCGAACAGGACAAGGGCTCGGTGGTCGACACGTTCAACAGTGCCTGTGATCGGGTGCTGAAGCGAGAGGGGATCGAGGGGTACAGGCCGCCGTATGAGCTGAATATCGGGCTCGGCGGCCTGTCGGCGAAGCTGCACTACTGGCGGGCTGACCCTGGGGAGGTCTGACTGTTGGCGTCGGCGATGCGCTCGCAGGTCAGGCCGGCTATTCGGCTTCGGCCAAGCGCTTCGCCGAGGCTTCCCGCCATCTGGTCAAGCTCTCCAAGCAGTTCCCCGCACACCATGCTGGCAGTGGGTCTTGCCTGGCGCTGCTGGGCAGCGATGGCGTCACAGGTAGCACGTCTGCCGTCCCGCAGTCGATCGACTTCGTGCTGCAGGCTGACACCAGCATCGCGATAGCGATCAACATCCCCTTCGAGCGCCAGGCGCTCCTCCCGTGCATTGGCATCTTCGATCTCCTTGTTGCGCTGCAGACGCTGTTCCTCGGCCCGGGACTTGGCGGCGTTGCGGCGATCCCGCTCGGCCACCTCGGTCCGGTAGTTGGCCAGCTCGGTTTGGGCCGTGAGCTTGTCAGCCCGTTCGTTGACGACACGCAGTTGCTGGATGCCGGCGATAGCGATGGCCAGCATCATGAACCACACCCACTCCGGTACGGCGGCCAGGAACCTCACCAGCTGGCCCATGCGCTTTCCCAGTCGAGCAGGTCCACCGTCTGGCCGGCCAGCTCGTGGGTTGAGTCGGTGAGATACTGGATGCGCCCGTCGGTGACGAACGAGTGGCAGATGATCTCATCGCCGCCCATCTTGTACCGGGACAGCACCGATGGCGTGAAGGTCGGCGCGTTGGGGTTCTCGTTGTAGCCCCAGCGCTGGCCAGGCCCCTGCCCGACGTTGAGGCTATGCGGCAGACCGCAACCCTGACACCAGAACCACAGCGAACCATCCTCGGCCTTGCCCAGGCATTTCCCTATCGTTTGCATAGCGGCGATCCCTCACTTGGCCAGCGCTCGGCGCACACCCTCGTCGATCACCTGGGCACTGTACGGGTTGTAACCGTTCTCGTGCTCGATGATGCCGACCATGGTTTCGCGCAGCACTTTGGGGTTGGTGATGTCGATGGTGTCCCGCACACCAACGCCGAGTCGCTTGGCAATGGCCTGGGCGTAAGCCAGGGTGTTGTTTTCGGTGCTGGGCGCCCAACGGCTGATGAATTCGATGGGGGTGTCGATGCCGGGCTTGCCGACCCCGGGCATCCCGTCCTTGCCGCGGTAGTTGAGCAGCAGCTTGCCCAGTGCGCGGATACCGTTCTCTGCACAGTCGAAGCGGGCGAACCGCTTTTCGATATTGGGGTCGGGGGCCAGCTGGCCCTGCCACTGGTTGCGCGGGTTGTAGTCGATGTTGCCTGGATTTTTGTTGCGGATTCCGCGTGGCGTCGGTGCCATCATTCAGTCCTCAGTGGGTCTTTTGCGGGAGTGGCCTGGTCAGCGGCTTTCTGCGCTGCGTTGGCTGACTTCTTGGCAGCTTCGGCAGACAGTCGTGCCGCTTCGGCTGTGGCCTTGTTGGCCTCGATGAGGGAGTTGGGGAGGGGTTCCCCGGTGAGGCTGCTGCGGATGCCCAGTTCGTTGCCCAGCTCCTCGACGCGCTTGGAGCACATCAGGGCCTGGTCGTTGAGGGTTGACCACTTCCCTATCACTATGCCGCCCCACATGGTCAGCAGGGCCAGCAACACCGGAAGGATGATCCCGTCGTACTTCTCCCAAGCCCGTCTCAGTTTCTGCGTCATGCGGTAGTCGCTCCATTCAGGTTCGGCCGCAACATGTCGACCGTCCGGCTGAGCTCGTCGATGTGGGCCATAAGTTTTTCGTTCTGTAAGGTCAGATTATCCATCTGCCGCTTTAGCTCGGCGTTCTGACGTTCCATATGTAGCAGCTGTTCGCTCATAAGGCCTAGTTTTTCGAGCAGGGTTTGCACCTGCCCCTCGGCCTTCTCGCGCCTGGCCACCTCGTCCTTCAGCTGGTCACGCTGCCAGTCAAGCATGTCCTTCTGCGCCTGCTGGTTAGCTTCCGATACACTGGTCTCGCTAAGCCCTAGCCGTTTGGCCATAAGCTTGCTCCCCCATATGATGGCGATAGCAATGGCCCCGCTGACAGTAGCACCGATGGTCCCTGCGTTCCCTGGATCGAAGCTCTCCATCAGCGAACCCCCTTGTTTTGTTGATGTGACATCGTGCTTCTTCCCTATGGTGTGTCGCCGGGAAGGATAGCCGCTGGGTCCTTACTGGCGCAATGAAATGACACCCACCGCGCCTGACTGTAGACACCTTGCGCGACGCATAATTGCACGCACGAAAAAGGCCGGCACGATGGCCGACCTGATCCGTGAAGCGTGTCGCGGTTTAGCGTGGTTTCATGTAACGGGCGATCCGGTCTTCGATGGTGTTGAAGATCAGCAGGTGGCCGGCGTCGTTCGGGTGCAGTCCGTCGGCCAGCAGGTTCTCGCCACGGGCGGCTGCCTTTTTGAACGTGCGGTAGTGGTCTACGAAGTCGATGTTCATCTCTTGGGCCAGATCCCGCAATGCCCGCGACACATCCTGCATCGAGTATTTGTAAGTGGTCGTGTTGCCTGGGTAGTCAAGGTCTGGCCGTGTGGCGTTGGCGCACATCAGGATGATGTCCTTGCCCCGTACATCCTTAAGCTCGGTGATGATCCGACGCATGTTGTCCTTGGTGCGGATAACGTTCATCGGTAGCTGGGAGTTCAACCGGTCGTTGGTCCCCAACATGGCGAATACGAATTCCGTGTTTGCCGGGACACCGCCGTTCAGCAACGAGCTGCCTGGCAGCCACTCGCCGGACCAGGTGCCGCTGATGCCGTTGTTTACCAGCTGGATCTTCTGCGTGACTTTCAGCCCCTCAAAGCGGAAGCGCTGGTCGGGGGATACGTCGCGGATCTGGATGCGGTACTTGCCATAGGGGAAAGTAATCGCCGCGGTCTGCGACCAGTTCGAGCCATAGCCGTACAGGAAGCTGCCCAGTTCGGCCCCAGTGTCGGCATCCACGATGGCCACCTTCGAGGTCGCGGGCGTCGTTGCGCCAGCCCCAGCGTAGATAACTGTCAGGTTATCGCCGACAAGATCAAATTCGAGATACCACTGCCCAGGGCCAAGGTTGATGTATCGACCGAAAAATGCGTTGGGCTGGGTCACCACGGTCACCGACGATGCCGGGATCGGTGCCTTGGACGATGCACTGGCAAAGCGGAACTTCTGGTCGCCGTTGGTGGCATCGACGACATGCTCGCGGGTGTAGTAGCCGGAACCAGGTGCGTCTTCGGTAACTTCGCCGTAGGAATAAACGTCCCCGAAATACTGGCGAAGCAGGTTGGCCCAGCTCGGGCTGGTCAGGTTGTTGCGAACGTCGGTGAGCTGGTGGCCACGAGGCTCGGTTGGGCCCATGCCGGTAACGGTAGATCCCCAGCTGATGCTGTCGCCAATAAGCGTAACGTACACCGAGTGCAGCGGGTTAAGCAGCGCCCGGGCCAAACGGCTAAGGGCTAGGCCGGTGTTGGCCTCCATCACGGCGATACGCTTTTCCAAAGCGATCTGCGCGTCCATCTGCGTGGAGGCAACGGCTGGGGCCGCCGCACCTGTCGCCCAGTTCGGCCACAGGGTATCGGCGAAACTCATGGCCTGGCCAGCAATGCGTTGCGACGTTGGCACCACCGACAGCCACAGGCCGGTGAAGTAGTAGTCCTCGGTTCGCGGCATCGTGGTGGTCATGCCGATGCGGTAGCGCGCCACATACAGCGGGTCTGCTGGGTCTGGCCATTCAAACGCAACGTAGTAGCGGCGAACGTTGGCGCTGAGCTGGTCATAGGCGGTCATGCGCTGCGACATGCTGGTGCCGTCGTCCAGGTTACGACCGACCGTTGGGCCGTTGTTGGCTCCGAAGCTCCAAACCCCGGTCGGCGAGTACACCAGCACCGAGCCGAACAAGCTAAACGGGCCGTTTTGCCCAACAGGCGAAAAGTCGATCGACACCCATCCACCTGACTGAACGGTATCGCTGGCCAGCAGAGCGAAACCGTAATTGCAGCCCAGGCCGTTCAGAATGGTTTCGGTGATCGGCTTTACCGGTGCCTGCTGTGCCACGGTAGGCGCGATATCGGCATAGGTCAGGTTGCCCTGCCCTGCATTACGCAAAGCACCGTTCGGCACGATGCTGCCATACCGAGTCAGTGTCCGTGGGATGTCGCTGATCTTGGTGGCCACCCCAGCATCGTTACGGTAACGAGTCTCAAGGATCTCGGGGTCGCTGGATGGTACGCGGAAGAACCGGTTGGTGTTTCCGGTGCCCCGGGTAACCAGAAGGCCGGCAGCCGTAGTAGTGACCACCGGCTCCAGGCTGCGCTCGTCGACCATTGCCGCCAGTCGGCCCTCGACCGTCTTCTGAGGCGGGTAGCCATTGACCGGCACCAGCACATCCTTCGCACCACCCAGGGTCTGCTCATAGGCGAGAGCCGCATTACCGACGCGCTCGACGGACTGTTCCATCGCCTCGTACTGGTGCGGGTAATCTTGATCAGCCATCAGGCCATCTCCTTTTCATTTGATCGACATGCAGTCGGTGAATGGGCGCCATATTACACATCCACCGGCCGCCCGTCGTCCGCGTCAGTTGGCGATCTTGACGATCTTCAGCTCGGCGTAAGTGAATGCCACAGGTGAAGTGTGGCTGTGCTGGCCGAACATGAAATACGCTGTACCTGCTGTCAGCCTCATCGGTTTGCAGAACAGAACGGTGAATGGGTTGAGGTCTGGACTGGAGTCGGCGACCACGTTTACCCCATCAGCCGCCGACGACCCAAAGCCTAGCTGCAAGTTGGCCGACGCGGGTAGCGGGTTTCCGCCAGACCGAGCGGGCCGAAGCATGGCTTCAACCATATACAGACCAGACTCGGCTGGCGTATAGGTCGAGTTGGCAGCGCTCCAGCCTGAGCGGGTGTCTTCGGCTACCGTGGACAGGCTGATCTTTGTGTAGGTCGCGCCGTTTACCAGCGTGCCCGAGGCAGTGTTGACATGTAGCGAGCTGACCTGTGTGGCGGCTGCGACACGCGCGGCCGATGGTCCTGGTGTAAAGGCTGGTGGGGTAACCGACGAACCTGCAGACAACCGGCGCGAGACCATTGGGCTGTCGATGATGACTTCAACCCCGTTGACCCCGCTGCGGTTGCTCAGCAGGTACATGGACATCTTGGTCGCCGCGGTGAAACTGGCCACGAAGCTATAGCGCGTGCGGGTGGTGGTCAGCGTGATGTCGGGGCTGAACTTGGCCGCACCGTCAGTAAGGGCCAGAGCGACCTTGTGACCTGGCGTGGTCGACGAGATATAGGCCGATACGATGTAGTCGCCGGGCTCGAACGCCATGTTGTAGTTGGCCGCGTTGTTGGCCGGCGCGAACATTGTGTACAGCGACTGGTTGGTGCTGCCGGTGGTGATCTTCAGACCATAGCCGGATAGCGCCTCTGGCACAGCCTGGGTGACGACCGTTTGCGTACCGGCAACAAGCGTCGGCAGCACGGCGGTTCCCCAGCTATAGGTATCGGGCAGAAGGTTGACGTTGTCGCTGGATATCGGCAGCAGCACATCGACCCAGGCGGTGCCGTCGAATTTCACGATCTGCCCAGTAGCGGCCACCTCGGCCAGCCAGCCTCGCGCCGGGGTGTAGAAGTTCCACGCGCCCTCGACCCGCACGGCCACCTTGTTGCCCTGCCCAACGAAGTCACCGGTCGCGCCGGTTGCCGGGACGATGTAGCGCGTTCCGTTGTCGGTCACGGCTGGCGTTGTGGCGGTCACGCTCAACACCGACAGGCCGAGCAGCGCGTCGATCTTCTTGAAGTTGTTGCTGACTGGGTTGCCCCAGCCACTATCGCCTGGCGTACCGCCGCTGCGTGGCGTCCAGCCATACGACAGGCTCAGGTTGGGTGCGATTTTTTCAGGCATCGTGCATTCCCTTTAGGTGGTTGGGCTTAGTCATCCCAGTCAGCTCCATAGTCAGCTCCCCACCCGCTAAGCAGGTCGAGGGTCAGTGTCATGTCGTGGATAAAGTCTTGATAGTTGTCCAGGTCATCGCGGATCGTGCGGACGACAATGCGGGTAGCCCCGCTTGGTAGCCCTGCGACGGGCAGTTCGACGAATCCGGTGGAAGCGTCGGGCACCAGCACCGAGGATACAACCACGCCACCCTGCATAGCGAACACGAGTGCCTGGGTGTTGGCTTCAGGGGCTACGCTACCGGCGTTCCACAGCACCTGGGCGTCAGCGTTCTGCAGCAGGCGGTTGCGCGTGTTCCAGTCGATGCGCAGATAGCCGTCAGTTACCGACATCGTGCTTGGCCAATACTCGCCTTCGATTCGGACGTTGGCCACTGGGTATGGTCGGCCCTGGCGGCCTTCCAGATAGGCAGGTGTTGCCGGAACGTCTGCGACTTCGGTGGTGCCGAGCGAGGTCTGCATGGTCATCTTGTAGTTGACCGACTGCGCCATCGACCGGGCTGTCGGGTCGACCGGGAACTGCTCCTTGCCGATGAACCAGATGCGCGTGCCAACCGGCCAGGCCTTTGGGTGGGTGTCCATGAGCCCGCGCTGCAGGGTGAAGGTGCCGTTGCCGATGTTCTGCACCACCCGCACGATCTCGGCGGTGTCGCCGCTACCCAGGATGGCGAACGAGTCGGTTTCGATGCGTGAGCGATTGGTCAGGCTGCTAACCAGAATGGTCGCCGTGTTTTGCCAGCTTTGGCCCAAGGCAACCGACAGCACTGCGGTGGGCGTCGAGTTTGCGGTGTCGGCCAGCACGTATTGCGTGGTGCTCGGCAGGATCTGCTCAGCGAACAGGCGGGCCGACTGGATGCCCAAGTTGGTGGTGCCGGCCAGCACGGTGCCATAGGTGACTTCGATTTCGGGGACGACGCCGGCAAAGGCCTGGAACACATACCAGAATGGCAGCTCGAAGGGCGCCAGGTACTCGAACTGGGTCGGTTGGGTCCGCGTGTCCACCCAGTCGCTTGGCTGCTCACCGTTAAACGTCGCCTGGGCCTGCCCGAAGACATCCTCGACCATGGCAATGGTGATGTCCGACTTGTCCTGGCTCTGCGTGGTCTGCGTGACGCGCATACGCATGGCCACGATGTCGAGGTCTGGCCAGGTGAACGTGACGATGTCGCCCGGGTTGAGCACCCAGGTCTTGCGGTTGGCCACGATCTCGGCAGACGCCAGCGTCGAGCTCAATGCGCGCAAGTCGCGCTGCCCGAGCCTGGCCGCCAAGCTCTCGCTGCGCACGCCCGGGTAGTCCTTGGTGCCGGGGATGATTTGCTCGGTGGCCTCGATGTTGCCGCCGTCGTGGATCGTTAGCGCCTGGTACTCCTCGGTGGCAGGGTTGACCCAACGCACCGTCAGCTCGTTGACCGTCTCGCCGTACATCCGGCGCGAGAATGAATTGAGCTTGCAGATGTCCGGGCCAATCGGCATGACCACGGGGTCGTTGGCACGGATGAGTCGCAGGGTCCACTTCTCCGACTTCTGGTTGTAGAAGAACGTGGCGTCTATCTGGTCGTTGATGGAGTCGATGAACTCCTCGATCGTGCTGGTCTCAGACCACGACAGCGACAACCCAAGCCCCTCGTTGTACAGGATGCCGGCCGCAACGCGGAACGAATCGTCGTCGAGCACCGATGGGTCATAGCCCAACCCCCACTCGCCATTGACCAGGCACTCGTAGATGATGTGCGCGGGGTTGGCGTTTACACCGATCTGCTTGCGCTCGGGATACCACTTGTCGTAGTACACCTCGATGTTGAAGGCGATGTCGCTGATGTACGGGTTGGTGCCCCAGTAGAAGTCGAAGAAGTTCACCATCGCGATGCCGCGGTAGTGTGTCCCCTTGGTCGGCATGTAGGGGAACTCTACACCCAGGGCGATCTGCGGCGCGGTACTGGTAGTGCCGTCGGCATTGACGCCCATCAGCATCTGGTTAAGGCCACCGAATCCCACCTCGAAGAACCCACCCACGCCGCCCTCAAGGCTCTCGCCACCGAACAGGCCGTCCTGGCTCGATCTCCCGGTTTTGCTGTTGTCGTTGTCGGCGTTGCGCCGAAGGTCACCACGCCACGCCACCTTGTCTTTGACCCATATCTCACGCAAGGCGTCGATTGGGCCGTGGCATATGGCCAGGCTCATGCTGCGGTAGTAGCGATAGCCAACGACTGACTTCTTTGCGCCACCCCCACTCATTGGTTAATCCCTGCTGCGCGTTTGATGGCCAACTCACATGCTCGGTTGGCGATGGGGCAGTTCAGCGCCTGGATCTTCTCGATGGCCACGCCGTCCTTGATGAAGGTGCGGAACTCGTCGGCCAAACCGTTTAAAGCAAACCACTCGCGAGCACCCTTGATGCAGCTGCCCGAGTCGACCACGTCGGCCGGCATTACGCGGATGTCCGTCATTTCTTGATCTCCTTGGTCCTGTCGCCGCCGTAGTCTACGGTGTTGGGGTCGCGCAGGCGAAGCTTGCCGAACGGCTTCTGCACCGGCCGACCAGCGTCAAGCGTTGGGCTGGTGATGCTCTGCGCGCTGGGCGGCTGTCCCTTCTTGGGCTTTGGTGCCAGCGCGTAGGACAGCGCCGTACTGACGATAAGCGTGACGATGAAATAAGCGACTTGAACCCACATGGTCGGGCCTCAGAAGGTGTTGGTGCGGTATGGGTTTTTCGTCGGGATGTTCGGGAATCCACCGTAGTTCGGCGTGTTGTTGAACAGCGCGCAGTTATCCCAGTTGTGTTTGCAACCATAGGACATGGTGATCGGCGTGCCCAGCTCGATGCCGGATATGGCCGCCATCAGCTCGATGCGATAGCCCCCAGTGTCAGGGCTTATGCCTACGATCGTCCGCAGGGCTTTCATGCCGCTGTCGGGGTTGTAGCGGAACGTTCCGCCCAGGAATCGCGTGTGGTCGAACACTGCCGGCACACTGGTGAAGCCGACATGCACGGATCGCGAGTTGACCAGCTGCACGACACTGCCGATGGCGGTGAAGCTTGGCTTGTCTACCCGGCAGATCGCACCATACAGGTCGTGCGGGCAGCCGTACTGGTAGTAACGGCGCAGGCCGATGCGTTTGAGTGACGTGGCCACAGGCTCGCATGACAGCTCCAGCTCTGACTCACGCCAGGTTGGCGCCAGCACTCGACCGGTCCAGATCCGAATGAAGTCATCGAAGCCGTTGGCCAGGGCATGGCCGCGCCAGATGTTCAGCAGGATCTCTCGGCTCGGCGGGGTGATGATGAACAGCTTCCCCAGCGGGCTGTCGTTCGGCATGGTCACATCAAGCTGGGCCTTGTCCAGGGAACCCGAACTGACGATGGGACCATGGGTGATGTTGTAGGGCGCCCAGGTCCGGCCAGCGGCCACGATCTCGCGATCATTCGTGCAGTACCGCAACACGTCATCGGGATCGTCGCCATAGCGGAACTCGAACAGGTTAATGGGTGAGCCTTCGTCGACGCTGCTCTCGATCGTGTTGTAGGCCATGCGGGGGTCCTTTTTATGGCTCGTCGGATACGCTGATGAACGACAACGTAGCCTCGGCCACGCGGTTGCTCCTCCATCGCAAGGCCGCAGTATCGCTCATTTGCCGGACGCGATACATCAGGCTGATCTGCTTGACGTTGGCCATGATCAGCGGCGAAGGAATGTTGCGGTCGAAACGCAGCTGGATGTCGATCGAGTTGGGGATGATCGCCGTCACCCTGGCGGTATAGACCGTGCCATCGCGCATTTCCATGAACAGGGCGACGGTTGGGTCACTGAACACGTTGAACTCGGTGTGCGCGTTGGCCTTGACGAATATGCGGTCGGTCACCCCCGAGTTGCGGTTTAGCGTGATGTCCGAGGTCCAGGATGGCAGCCACGCGGCGTAGCGCCGGCCGTGCAGGCGGTGCAGCAGGCCCAGGTAGGAGTTGATCTGCTCGCGGTTGCGCAGGCTGATCGTACCGTTTACCGTGCGCCGGCCGTAGTCCTCGCCGTTGATTGGGCGAACCGGGCCATTCACATACTCGGCGGTGCTGTTGTAGTTCCAGTTGTTGCCCACGGTCACGGCATCACGCCAGTTCGGCTTGAGCAAGATCACCTCCCGAACATCCGTGCCCACCGTGAAGGTCATCGGGGCCGGCACCTCGGGGATCGGGCGACGGTCTTCCTGCGGGACCATATCGAAGTTGACCTGGGCCTCCATGACGGTGTGAGTGCGGCGCGTGGCGCTTTGCGCAGGCGAAACCATCCCCGAGTCGGTGGGCACCAGGCGGGACGATGCGGGCATGGCCTTAACCACCGGGGCCACCAGCTCTACGCGCAAGCCCACGATGGCGCTGATCTGCCCGAACTCAAGGTCGTTGTTATCCCCAAACCCAACGAAGTCCCCGGGGCCGAACAGGCCGGCAGGCAACTCATCGACTAGCAGGTAGGTCTGCCCAGCCGGCACATCCTGGGTCAGGCTTACCGACAAGTGCCACTGCGGCACACTCAGGATCTGGTTTTGCACGGCACGCAGCAGGGCGTCGTAGCGCCTGGCGTCATCACCCTTAAGCGTGTGCTGCATGGCCAGCGACCGACGAGGCTTGACCCGCATCGACATGCGCTGCTCTTTGCCGCTGAACGACGTGAACACCGTGGTCGACCAGTCGAAAGTCTCGGTAAGGATCGACCGCCAGTTGTGCGTGAATGGCCATGGGGTGTGTTGGGCATCCGGGTCGTCGCTGCTGTTGGTAACGGCCCAGTCCACCATGCCGTTGATCCACTTCAGCGCCAGAGCTCGAATTGATGGGCGATTCGCCGCGCTGCTGTGAGCCCAGGCTGCGACAAGGCTCAACGACTCAAGCATCTCGCCGTGCCAGGTGCCATACCACACACGATTGGCCGCATCGGGGCTGAACGTGCCGGCCATATCGCCGCTTTCGATGTACATGTCGTCCAG